GCCACTGGAATAGCCAGTGACGTAGAGTTAGATAAATATTTAGATGATTTTGTATCCGATTGGAATGTAGATATAGTACAGATAGTTTCATTAGAGGAAGAATGGGTTCCTCCGCGTGTAGAAGCGTGTAATAACACTCGGTACCATCCATATTGTAGTGGAACGAAAATATGGTGTCCAGTTATGTTGCAATATATAACTGTATTTGTTGCATGTCACTTTTGTGGCTTTGTAGGCGCAACGCAAGTTGGAGCTATAGCAGCAGATGATTGGTCAATTATATTTGTGGATATGTTGTTAAAACATTTTACAAATATATTTTATTATGGTTTTTTATTATATATGTTATGGAAAATTGTGTGTAGGATGTTAAATCTCTTTGAAAGAGGAGGAACATTCTTGCACCAAGAGTACCAGTTATTAAGTAATCAGTTTGGATTAGAATATCAAGCTGGAAAAACCTTCTTTGACCAAGAATACAGATTAGGAAAAGTGTATGTTGATCAGAATGTGAAGAATTATTGGAGTCAATATATGTTATGCAACCTGGTGTCAACTGGAATTCAAGGAATTGGATTGCTAGTTGGTATTTATGGTATTTTTAGAAAACGTTCAAGCCCGTTTGACGCAATGCATCCACAAGGTGCGCGGCAAACAGCAAATAAAGCTGGAATGTTTTTAACAGGGTTATTATCCCTGTGTATGTTCTTACTAGCTCCTATTATGGGAACCAAGAAGATATTAGAACTTGTCAAACCTTTGATAGAAATGTTAAGACAGGTACCTTATGTTTCTTGGGTAGTGGAATTTTTGAGTAAAGCCTGGAAGGGTGAAGCAGACTTTGATGATATACCAGAGGATTTGCATGAATTCCATGAAGAACAAAAAGCGTCGTCTGAGTTTGCAAAAGCTCAGGAAGATTTAGATCAAGTACGAGAAAGATTGGAGAAGCGAATGAAGAGTGAAAACTTGGATACAGGAAAGCGGACTCCGGATGATTTAAATAAGGAAAAAGAACGACGAACCATAGTAATAGAGCTAATCCTAATGGACGATGAGAGTTATACCCTTCGTCATATAAAGAAGAAATGGCAATCAAAATTAAAAGAAGTAAATGTTTTAGATGCTGTTTTGTTAGGATGGGAACCTTCTGATGGAAGCCTAACTTTTGAAGGAGTAATTTTTAAGACAAAAGAAGAATTTGAGAGTTTTTGGGTTGATGAAGAATATGAGAGTGATTCAGTTCTTTTAGAGAAGGCTCGTAAGAGAGAAGATCTTTTTAATGCCAGAAATAATATAATTTTTGATAAGAATGATATGGTAGGATCAAAGTCCTCAAATGGAATGATGTTCACGAAATCTGAAAAGGTTGAAAACGTTAGTGAACATGATGATAATTTTGAGGCCTTCTTTGATAGTGAAGAAGAGTCTGGTGAAGTATTAGAAGCTCAAGGAAAAACAAAAGCAGAAATAATGGCCTTAAATGGAATGTTTAAAGCTTTTGGAGCAAATGAAAGATTTTGTGCCGAATACAAAAATAAGGAATATTGTGAAGCCCGAGATGGAGAAGAAGCATATTTCGGAGAAAAACCAGAATGTAAAGCTGAGTACACACAATCTGAAAAAGAAGTTAATGAGTGGGTAGAACAGATAAGAGAAGAAACTGGAGAAATACCTAATGTAAATAAACTTCAAAGTTGGTCTGACTGGTGTGGAGATATATTATCATGGGATAATGTATGTGAGCAAGCAGAAAAATGTAAAAATTACTGCGTAGCACATCCAGAACAAGTAGCAGCAGTTGTGGGATTTGTGGTAGGACTAGCAGTGGTCTATGCAAATCAAAGTGATGATGAAGAATTGGCTGCAGAAGGTCAAGGAGTAAATCGTCATGGAGGAAAAGGACGAAAAGGGGGTAGACGTATTCGCGTGCGTGGAAAGAAAAATTTCCAATCATCAGGAGGAGATGAATTGATGGAGGGTCCAGAACAAATTTCTGAACCAGAAGAATCACATCATGGGAATTACAACCATTATGATGAGCCTGATGTTTATGTGTTTTCTCATAAGATGAGAGATAGACGAGAATTAGAAGGTCAAGGATTTTCAGATGAGAATTTGGAACTTCCTCCTCTAATGGCAGATGCTGATATTCGACGTAAAATATATGCCTCGAAAAAGAAGGTTGTACGAGC